TATTCTGCTAACTCAACACCGTCTGCTAATCCATTTTCCCACGATCTGCTATATGCGTCTGTGTATTTAAATCTTGTATAACCAGGTTGTTGTCCTGCTTGATCTACATCTACTTTTGCTTGTGGATACATAGATTTTATTGTTTGTACAGGTACAAGCCTAATTAATGCCATTTCTTTTGGTTGTTGATCAGGTCCGTAATATCCAGGAAAACAATCGTATGGATCTCTTAGTTGTGCTAGTGGATACTCATTACCATTAGCGTCCTTCTTAGTTGTTATTACCCATACTGCAAATCCATATCCAGGTAACCACCTACTAGCTTGTGGCAATGCTTTATCTAACTTAGCTTGCTTGTCATAATGATGTACTATTCGTTCTAACTTAGCTGCTTTTTTTCTTGATCTATCACTATCTCTATCGTTTAGTGGATCTACTTTAATGTCTGGTACTCTACCAATCTTTTGTGCTAAATGTTCTAGTCCAGATAAAATTAAATTAGGTGCAGGTAAGTCCTCACTAAAATTATTTGATTGTTGTCCTAATAATGCTGCTACACCTCGTGATCCTCCGTTTAAAATATCACGCATGCGATCTCTATATTCCCAATGACCAGAGTGTTCGTGCATACCACGAAGGTCCTCTAGCTTTTTAAATAATTCGTCTCCTGTATACATTATCTATTCCAAAATGGTTCGTTCATTGTGCTTGCCTGCAATCCCTGATAACTTGGTTCATAATCATATTCCATTTGCGCTTGCAAAGTTTTTTGCAGCGTCTTTATTCTTTTCATTGGAAACCAACTTGCCATAACTAAGTCTGTTTTTGTCTTAACAGATCTACTGTTCTTTGCACTTGCTTGACTAAAGTAAATTAGCTGTTGCCTAAAGATACTAACTTTACGTTTCGTTATACCTTCTGCGTACGGCAAATTTATCTTTTGTTGCTCATACAGTGGTACCATTGCTGTTACTCCAAACACTGGATCCCACTTGTTCACGTTAGTTTCGTGTCCTTCTATTTTAACACCTGCCTTCATAGACCAATCCCTTATTTCTCTATCCTGGCGAATTGCTTTTTGAAATCCATTTTCCTCTACAATCCAATGATATAGATTATATTGTTCATGCCATTCCTTCATTAGTGCTAATGCTTTAGACACACCACCTCCCTGATCGTTACGTATGTCTACTAATGTCAATGTGCCTAACTTTACATTGTATGCCCACAACACTGCTGCTTGATATCCTGTACTAGCAGGATCTAATCCTGCAATCAAACTTACATGTGGAGGTATGTCTCCTAACTTACGTGATCTATCTAAACAAGAATCTACTGCCTCTGGTGTAAATAATTGCATACCGTCTGGAATAGCTTTGTTTAGATATACCATTTCAAATATGTTTCTACCGCTTGTTGTCTCTGCTGCATGTAATTGTGATAACAACCATTTATGCGTACGCTTTGTAGGCCATAACATGTGCTTACTATGATCTGCGTCTGGATCCTCTAGCGGTACTTCTAAGTCATGCGCACGTTCTACAATAGATTGCCATTCTTGGTTATCAAGAATATGCGAATACAAATCATCTGGGTGTTGGCGTGATCCAATGACTACCATGCCTGTGTGTTCCTCTTTTCTTGATTGAAGTGTTGTAGTCCACCAGTTTCTCGTATTCTCTCTAGCACTAGGTTGCACTGTTGTTGAGTGATCCTCAATGTCGTCTGCGATAATGAGGTCAGCGTCTCTGGAGAGAATCTTACCTCCTTTTCCAACTGCGACCAAAGTTGGAGACTTAATACCTGTAACTGTTCTAGTTGCAACAGTAAACTGACTACTTGACCAACTTTTTCCGCTTCTGTTCTCTGGTTTAAAATTTCGTCCTGGTCCACAAAAATCCTCTATTAACTTCTCATTACCTTCTAAGTGATCAAGCACGGAACTTACTGCGTTCTTAGCTATGTCCTCGTTTCCACCAACCCACATAACTCTTATGTTCGGATTCCTACAAATCACATAAACACAGAAGTGTGTTAATAAGTCTGTCTTACCATGTCGTGGCGGACTTAATACCATAAGTCTACCACCAGTTTCTATTGATTCAAGTATGGCTTTGATCCATTCCTGCTGAAAATCTGGTGTATCGTACGGTTCACCACGTTCAGTTAAAAAATATGTATCACGAAAATTAATAAAGTCATCTACCGATACTTTTGTATCTACACGCTCAAACTGCTGTTGTTTACGTTCTAACTCCAGGTCCTTATAGTAAGCAGCTAACGATCGTGATATGTTTGCACGTGATGTAGACACTGCGTCTGCCACCTGCTGTTGCGTCATCTCACCAGATATAATTTTATCAAAGTATCCATACTCTTTACATACTGCATAGTATTTACCTCTACGCTCTGTAACAGCACCGTCAACACTTTTTTCCTGTTGAAACTCTGTAGTCTTTTTATTTGCTCTTGTAGCTCTGCGTCTTATGCGGTTGGAACACCGATCGCTGCAATATTTTTTTCTACCTTCGGGCAAAACGCTAGTGCAATCTGTCGCCACACAAATTACTTGCTTTGGTTTAGTCATCTGCTATAGTGTACCATACATAGTCGTAAAAAAAATTTTTTTATAAGCAAGACCTGTTGCTAGTTTTTAAGAAAAACAGGTCTGATAATGAGTCGGTAAACTAAGCGGACTAACTAGACCGTGATAACTAGGGTTAGATCCTATTAATCCGAATATTTAATTAAAAGATTTCTAATAAAAACAGTATCAATGACCAGGTGCGAGGACCTACAGAGGCTAAGGAAAAGGGTTGCATGACCTGCCCATAAGTGAATGGCAAAACAACTGCCTGGCTTGTTACTGTTGCTGATAAACTTTGATCTGGTTGGGAGGGATCGGCACAGGGACCGCTATATCTACACACCACACTCCCAACAATAAAGTAGAACATTTGTTCTATTTATTGCTTATAACGTGTACAGATCTATGTTACACTGTACACGGGGGTAAAGTAGTTTTGATAGTTGGTTTTCCCTTATAAAATTGATACATTTACGGCTCGTTTCAATACAAACCAACTAGACGTGGGTGCAACTCCCACTACCTCCACTACTAAAAACACCAGTTACCACCTATATTTTTGGGCCTTCATGATTATTTAACGCGCCCGCTGGTTTAGGTGGGGCGGTCAAACGTACGCACTAACGCCCGTGCGGTCATACGTCCAGGATTGTCGTTGTTGTGTGTGTGTTCTGGGCGCTAGTGTGCGCTCTATGGTGTCCGATACTGCAATACGTGGACCGAATTAAATAACCTCCAGGCTATCCCGTCATTAAGATCTCATGGAGTAACTGAAGGGCGCTAGATGATATTAATGCTCTGGATCCAAAAGCCTCTATATAAAGAAGAATCCCGCCTAGCGTGTTGGCGGTGCTAAGCGGGATCCGTGCGTACTACTAGAGGGCGCTAGTAGTTTGATAAATTAACCTGGTTACTCAATACAAAGTAATCGTTTAATGATTCCTCTAATGTAATATCTACGTAATTGAATAACCAATCTTTTATTATGTCCTGGTCTTGTATGCTTACATAAACATTAAGCCACTTCAAAAACCATTCTTGATATTGGTAATATATAACTAAATCGGGATAATTCTTATCCGCAATATTATTTTCGTATTTAATAACAAGCCTGGAAGCAGGTCCGCCACCGCTTAACTCTATAATGGCCCATTGATCATTTATGTATAATTTACTTGGATTCGTACCGCCTAATCTTGCGCCATACGATAGCATTTCAGCTGTGTGTAAATCTCCGTATGTAACTGGACCGCCCTCAACGTTGTAACATATTGGTAATGCTTCGCCCATATCCTTTTGGATCTTTTGCGCCTTCTCCTTATAATTTTTGTCGTTTGTATTGTAATTTATTTGCATGTCTGCACCTCCTTCTATATTTATACCATAGATTCATTTTTATTACAAATATAAAATAATTTAGAGCTGTTCAGTTATCTAACGCCCGCAAGCTAATTAAATAGATCTTTGACAAACTTTTAATTATGTTTTATTGTTATCTAGTAAGACAAAAGAGAGGTGAGCAAATGAGATTCATTGGATCCGTTGAGCTAGTAATAGACGAGAATGATTTAAACGGTGATTTTCTTGCGAGTCATGATATTAATGACGATAGAGAAATAGCACCCGATCAATTAAAACAAATGTTAGAGAGTGAAATAACTGCCTGGCTTTGTGGTATAGATGTAGACGCAACTGCAAGTTTGCATAGAGTAAACGAGGATAATAAAGCGCTTGAATTAGCATTTAATTTATTAGATGACGAACAAAAAGCACGTTGGAATTATCTTATGCAACTGCCTGGTTATCAATATAAAGAATATAAATTTAAATCATACGAGGAAGCATTAGAGGAATGGAGAGCTAACAATGGAGTGTAGTGCATGCGGTAAGGAATTAACAGATAGTTATTTTAAAGTATTTGATGACAAGTTTTGTGATAACAACAAATGTTTACATACACAATATACGGAAAAACAATATGACGAATTATATGACAAATACAGCGAATCGCCTAACACTTGCGATTTAGTGTATTGGACTACAAAGGAAAAGGAGGTGGATAAAAGTGCTTAGTATATGGTGCATAAGTAAAAGAGATTTTAACGCTTTTTTACAGGACCAAAATTACATGGGATCACAATACGGTGGTGGAATGATAAATAAAACTATTTGTAATTGTGATAAATCATACCAGGAGAATAGATACTTTGGACTACGTAACGATTACGATACGTCTAAAGAGTATCAATTCAAATTAAGTAAACTATGTTGCGGTAAGTTAATTAGTTGGCTTAGTCAAGCAGACGGTTACTGGTTTGTTTATAAAGCAACATGTAAAAAAGACCTATTTGATCTTATGCAAGAGATAAGAGACAAGAAGGCAGATACCGAGACCGAATTGGACGGATATACAATTCCTAAAGATTGGGCCAGAAGGTTACAAGATAAACAATAAAAGATCTAGCGCCTGGTAACACGGGCGCTAGTTACAAATGGAGGTGAACATGAGTTGGAGTTATCCAATTACATTAGAAAAAAGTACAACAAAAGATATATGGGTATCAC